TTCGAAAGTTGCGCAACCGCCTCGGCGACGATCGTGTCCGTGATTTCCACGGGCACGGTGAACGTCGCTTGGAACGGGATGCGCGCTTTGACAGAGGTCACACTCGTCGTGGTATCCGTTACAGTGTACGGATATTGACCCGAGATTTGCACGCGCCGAGCGGTCCGAGGACCGTTCCATTGCGATAGCATTTCAAAGGTGGGACGCAGACTCGCTGCAGCGCCGGCCGTTTCGGACCGCCACTGCGCAGAGACTTTGTCGCCGGACGAGGGAGTGAGGGCCGAGTACACGATATCAGTCGTGTTGTCAGCTTTCTTCACGGTGATGTTAGCCATATTTGGCATGAATGTCACTTTCTGGGGGAAACACCCCGATGAAACGGCGCACATCTCTATGCGCCCGCTAGTAAACTAGCGCTTGATTGAAAGGAATTGCTGAATCACTAGGCTTATGGCCGTAGCAGCTCTGGCAACGGAAAAGCCCTCAAATGGCACGGTCCGCAGTTTGTAAGTCGGAAGACTTAGCACCCTGTTGAGATTCACGGCTTCAATACGAGTAATCGCAAAATAGCGACCATCGTGCTGATCGTGAGAACCAGTTGCCACGCGTTTTGTCGTCGTATAGGGATAATTCACAGTGTAACCGAGTAAATCGGTGAAGCTGTTTAAGAATTGCCCCACTGGTAGGAACCAGTCGACCAAGAAGCTGAAGGGTACCAGCTCCCACGCCACCGTAGCAGGGTTTGTCAAACCCAGCTGATTTGCTAACGCCAAGTTCGGATTCGATACGAAAACCTCACCCCCACACTCCACGAACGCACGAATTGTGCCTTTCGCTTCAGAATAGGTAGTTTGATTCCCTGATCTGACCGTCATGACTGTGGACGCACTGCCCCTACCTCTTACCTTATGGGAAGGAGGCACGGAGGCCAGCACCTTAACGGCGCTGTCAATGTCGTTCACAAGCGGGGACCACCCAAAGTGGTACTCCAGCCATAAGTTAGCGCCGGCCTTAGCTTTCGGTTTAAACCCTTTCGGGGGTTTAAACAGTTTGCCAAGAGCTCTCAGGTCACCGCGCTTTGCAGCACGGATCCCAGTGAGCAGCTGACCGGCCCGCAGGGCAATCATTTTCTCTGACTGCCTCCACTCGGCGAGAGTGACCGCTGCGGAAGCGGAATTTCGGTCGCGCACGTTATTGACGAAGCTCGATAGCGCCTTGTTAGACGCTGCGGTGTTGGTGACAGGGAGGCCAGTTTCGGACCAAGCATGGAACGAGGTGTTAACCACGTCCGGCAAAAGTCCATTACTG